TTCTAGATCAAAGTCGGGCAATTGCTCTTGCAATCTGTTATAAAAATCTCCATGTCTGCCTTGCATCTCTGCTAGAGTGATTGTTTCTAAACTGTGGGTGTTGTATGAAAAATTGGTATCAACCAGCAATGACATTTTGGCAAGTGCTATGGCCTCTTTTTCACTTTTTTTAGGATAAAATTCTCGTATGGTATTTTTTAATTCTACTGTTTTAAAAGTAAGATCTGTTACAGCATCATCTGTGGTTCTATCTAATCCCTCTTGTATATTTTCCCTTAAATATTGTTTTATTTCTGCATCATATATCTCATCTCCAAATGTTCGCTGTGTGTTTGGATTAACATCATTGAATGTTTTGCCTAATAAAGCTAGATCAGATTCTCTTTTTAAAATCCTTTCGGTTGCTTTTTGTGCTGCAGTTTCATCTTTTGCAAACCCAAATTCTTTTTGCAATCTTGTTAATGCAACAATATAGTCATCAATACAGGCCATAATATTATAATAAGTTTAGTTGGTTGTTATCTTTTAAACATTTATTTAAATTCTTTTCAGCATCATGCACTGCTTTTCTTTCTCTTATAATGTCAGAATCATTTTTTAATTTGCTAAATCTTCGATCGAGATCTTGCAATATTAAATTGTCTAAATTTAATCTAATCTTATTTTTAAATATCGCACCGCTGCTGTAATCTATTTTACCATCTGTGATTTTAACATTTAAATCTTCCAATGTCACTTTCCTATCAATAGGTAATGTGCTGTTCACTCGATCCAATATTTTATTAACTTTTTCTGCAGTGATTTCATTGATTAAAAATGCAGGATCTGTCTCGTTGATCCTTTTCTGTGTGGGTGTTTCTAATTTTTGTCCAATGTTGTCTTTATTTACAGTGTTCAACAATTTTAATGTTTGTGCTCTTGCTGGCACGCTGTCGGTGGTCTTTTCTGACAATATCTGTGGTTCTGTTTTTGTTGCTGGTCTTACTGGTTTTTTGTAAAGGGGGCCCGGAGTGTTCGAGGCATTTAATTTAGATTCAAACACATCTTTAAACACCCTGATCCTCTCATCGGGATCACTGATCTCTAACAATCCACCCTTGATCCTCTGATATATTTTTCCATCCATGGTGTTTGCATCAAAAGATTTTGTAACTGGATCTAGATGTAACTCATAGGTGCCTTCACGATTACGAAACACAAAATCTGGATCTGGTGATGCTATGAATTCATTTGCATCCGTGCCGAACAATTTTTTCATTGCATTGCCCACTTTGAACTGTCTTATGTCTTGTCCTATGGTGCCTTTGTTGTATAATTTTATTTGATCGCTGATCCATGTTTTAAATTGTGCATCATTCAACACCAATCCTTCCGCGGGACCACCATCTATCAATAATCTATATATGGTATTCTCATCCACCGCTTGTGTGTCTCTGTCCAATATCTTCCTACCCAATTTGGTTATCATCCTATCATTGCCGCTGATCCTGATCTCTTTTTCTGCTGTGGGTGTTACTTCTATAAAATCTCTATTCTTTGTGGCATTGATGTCATCAAAGATCCTTCCGGTGTTGTCGATGTAAGATGACTTGCCCGGTATGATCACATTCTTCCTAGAGATGTTGTTCGGATTTGTGAGATCCAATGTTATCTCTCCGCGATTGATCAACTCTATTGTGGTCTTGTCTAATTTTATATCCGTGTTGTATGCTTGATTGTATCTTGCCACCACTCGATCGGCCAATGTGGGCTCGGCATGATTGAATCCCATTGCCCTGGCCGCTTTTACCAATCCCATGGTGCTGCCTTCTACCAACGCTGTGAATCCCGCTCCTGCCGCTGCAGCAAAGGCCATGTTGGTCAACATCATCTCATCTGTGTATTCTGTTCCACGTGCAACATATGCTTCTTTGGCCAGTGGTGTTAACACAAATTCAGCACCCACGTTGGCCGCACCGGCCTTGGCCATTCTGGTCAATAAATTTCCGCTGGCCAAACCTGGCAACGGTATTAAGTTGATCGGATCGGGTATGCTTCCACCTATTTGACCCACAATCAATCCTGCCGCACCCATCTTGCCGCTCTTGTTCCATTCATCCTCATATTTTGCATGTGCGTAATATGATTCATTGATGCGTGCCAATAATTCTTCTGTCATGTAAGGTTGATATGCCACACCCGGCACACGATTTATGTGATTGTCGTATTCTTCCTTGCTGATGTTTCTTTGCAAACCAGCACGAGCCTCAGCCAATCTTGTGATGTCTTCTAAATAACTGAATGTGGTTTCACGAAAGCCCTGTGATGCACCCAGCGGTATCTGTTCCCAAAATCCACGCTCACGTACCTGTTGCTCTTCGGGATATTTTATGTCTACACCTTGTAGGACTGGTTCTATTGTCATTCTGCTGTGTATCTTTCAGTGTCATATGATTGTGTGCTAAATTGGCTTGAGAACTTGGCCTGTTTGAATCTTGGTTCAAGATCTTTCATCATCGCAGTAAAAGATTGCAACACGCTCATGTTTGTGGGAGCATCATTGAATGTTTTTGTTTTAGTGATCTGTTGATAATTTTTTTGCCATGTGTCTATCACCACTGCCCTGTTGTAATCATATTTTAGCCATTGCCCCAGATAACCACTGGACACTGCCATGTATTGCAACATGTTGTCATCTATCTTGCCATCTTTTAATGCCAAACTGATCGCATTGTAGGCATTGGTAGTCTCTCTGTTTGAGTCAGGCACAAGGTTACGGATAAATCTATCTTGATACACAAGCCTGTTTGTTTCTCCCACTTTGGTTTTGGGCAAAGTTTTATCGGCATATTTTACAAGTTCGCTGCCGTATTCTCTAGCATTACGAGTTTCAATCGTGGTCATTGTGACTGGAGCGGCAACGGGTTTTTCTCTCTCACCTTCCGTTCTGCCCGGTGTCATTGTGAATTCGGCCACTGCACTATATCCACCCTCGGGTGGTATTGTGGTCTCTGGTGTGGCTATCGTAAATTCTCGAGTTTTTGTTTTTGTGTATGTTTTTGCAAATCCATCATACCAAGCAGGATCGCTGTCATACTGCGTGGTCTTTTCCACATCTGTGGTAACACCGTTCTGCCTGCCAAAAGATATTTTCATATCTGTGGCCACAATCTCATTACCGCTCGATGGTAATCTCTGCATCACCCTAGACACATTCATGTTATTGTTGGTTCTCAACACAAGCCTTCCTTGATCGTATACAAATCTCACTCTCTTTTGATCTTGCATCCAGTCATCCATGGTCTCACCCTTGCCCAGTATGATGCCGTATTTGGCCGGATTGTCTAAAAGGTCATTGCCTTTCTGTGTGATCTGATTTATGGTTAAATCTCTGTTTTCACCTGTTTCCAATCTCAAAGGCACGATGGTGCTGGTTCCGTTCTTGAATGTCACTTTTGGATAATATTGATTGATGTATGCCGTGGCATAATCTATGGCCTGTGTTTTTGTGGCAGGATCCGATCCAGCAAAGTTTTGTGCTGCTGAATAATATTTTAACATAAATGTGTCCTTGATACCTCGGCCGTGGTCGGTAGTCAAATCCACATATTTTCCATATGTTTGATAGAACACTCTTTCTGCATCTGTTTTGTATCCATTGGCATTTTTTCCAAATTTGGTCTCGTGTGCTTCTGTTAATTTTTTCCTGTTGGCATAATCTTGTGCCAGTTCTCTTGCTGCGATTGATCCAGATTCTCCCGAAGCAGATATGTCCATGATACCTATCACGGCAAAATCTAAATCTTTGGGTGTGCTGTTTTTTACACCCGTTACCACACTGGCTTCGTAATATTTTGGCCTTGCTGCCCTACCAGCACCAATCCTGCCCAATATACCATCACCGGTGCTTTGCTGATTGATGTCGGTATAATCTATCAATCCCTGTGTTTTTGGTAAATTAATTTCAGAGAATGGAAGATTGAACATCTTCTGTGTGGATTTGTAAAAATTTTCAATGCCCGCATCTGTGGTAAAATCAAAAGGTATTTTTAATTTTTTTACAACGTATTCGGCATGTTCACCTTTTGTGAGCATGGATTTCTTCTCATCAAATATTGATTGTACCTTTTTTTCTGCTTCGTTGAGTGTTCCCAAATGTAAATTTTTTTGAACATCGGTCAATGTGGTGTTTTGTTGCACGGCTATCTTTTCAGCGTTGATGTCTGCCAATATTTTTTCTTGGCTAGATGGTGGAAACATCACGGCATTAAATGTGTGCTTGCCAATAATGTTTGCCTGATCAACTTTTAATTTTTCTTCATTGATCTCTGCCAATGTAAATCTTGCATTCAACATGTCGTTCTGTGGGAGGCCGATGGGCTTGTAAACGATCATTCCATCTTCCTGCACCTGATATGAAGCACCTTCTTTGATGTTGGATATGATAGCATCATTGCCTTGTTTGATCACCGATCGCTGGAATGCTAATTCTTTTATTTTTTCTGCTTCATAATGATTTAACACTGTCACAAGCGCTGTTCTCTCTTTGGAACTTATGGCACCTTGGTTTGGAAAAAATTCTGCAAAGGTGTCACCTATCTCTCCCAGAGGATTTTTCTTCCCAGACCTTATGTCTTCGATGTATGATTTTGCGGCAGCAGGATTGTATTTTGGACTGTTGGGATCATACAGGTCCATGTAATCTTTATACGCGACCACATTTAATATTTGTTGCCTGATGTTGTCTTGCTGGGCAATAATTTTATCGGCCGGTTGCCCCGCTTCTATCCTTTTCTGTTTGCTGGAAAATAATTGTTGCAATGGATCTTGTATGCCTACGGCCTCCGAACCACCCGACAGATAGGCAGCACGGAAATTATTGATGAGATAATCATCATAGTTGTCCATGGTTTCAAATTGTTGTGCCCTGTCCAATCCAATTTTTTTAGTTTGTATATCTAGTGCCCTGTTCCTTGTCAGCTTGTCAAACTCAAATGCCATGTCTGACTGCAGGTCGCTGGAGAATTTGCCCAACCAATCTTTTTTGTAATCTCTGCTTTTCTGTAAAAATTTTTCCACATCATAACCGGATTGATTTTGGAATTCTTGTATCTGTTTGTCAATGCCCAATATCTCGTTGGACACATATGCTATCCTCGCACCTTTTTGATATGCTTGTCCCGCTGTGGTGAATGTTGCCCCGGGTGCCACATATGTGGGATCACCGCGATCTATGGCTTCTTGCTGTTGTTTATATCCTCGAGCCTGTTGATCTATTATGGTCTGTTGATCAGCAACTTTATTAAATGCAGCCGACACCGTGTCGACCATATTGATTGTGGATTCACCACCAATGTATGGTGTGGTAAATGTTTCTTGTGGTGTTATGTTGCCACCAGCATAGGTAGGTATTTTTACCGATTTATCTGAAACTAATTTTGTTTCCGGTGGTGTTTCTGGTATTGTTGCCATTAGAACGGTCCTTCTGTGCCTGTTAATGTGGTATTGATATCGCTTGCTGTCATGATGTTAGATTTTTTAGTGCCAAACAATCCTTCGACACCCGAACTGAAACTGTCACCTCGCAATGCCAATGTGGTGCCTGCTTTGATGTATCCACCCTTTCTTGCGGCTTCTGCTTCCATTAAATAATTTTGTGCTGTGAGTTGTTTGCTGTACATCTGGCCGCTGGTATTAAACAAATCATAATATTGATCTTCTGCAAATCTTGCTGATGTTTGTTCTAATATATCTGTAGGTGTGCCTTCTAAACTTGCACCGGTCAATCCAAACATCGCTCTTTGTTTTCCGATTGCTTGTACCATTTCTCTCTGTCTTCTTATTTTTCTTAATTGATATGCTTCTGCACTCACACCCATTTCAAAATTGGCTATGTTTGCCTTGGCAGCCAATGCATTGGATGTTAATATACCTGAATAAATTTGTCCCGCGGCACCAATGATAGGTGTGGCTATCTTTGCCACATTGCCCAATGTGCTGAACATGCCGGCCCAGTTAAATCCCGCGGCTGCTGTCTGTCCCGCAACTGTGGTTGGTAAAGCTAGAGAAGTGCCCGTGAATATGTTGGTTGCTGCTGTGGTTGTGGCTGCTGTGGTCACCGTGCCTGTGGCTGCTGTGCCTGTGGCTGCTAATGAGGTACCACCGGTCGCATATGCCAATGCTGCTACTGCTGCTATCTTTGCTAGATCACGTGTTGGTGCACACATTGTTAGGTTCGTTTCCTCTCTACAAGTAAAATTTCTTCTGCTCCCACATGGTAGGATGCAAACGGCTTAAATTTTAAGATATTTAGCCATTTCACGCTGTCCTGATGTTTGTTCCACACCTGCACCACGTGCCGCTTGTGGGGATATTTTTTCATGATTGTTTTGATGTATTGATTGCTGCCCGTAGTTATCTCATTGAAAAATTCTCGCACCATGGGTGTGCCAAAGAACCACCACCAGCAGGCATCTTCCGTTTGTTTGTATCCTGCTGCTAGCACGGGTGTGTTGTGATGTGTGGCCGTGACCCCACGCATGTGATCAAAATGCCTTAATAGTAATGTTTTGGTAAATCCCATCAGCATAATCTCCATGTGATCCCAATGCCGCATGTTATTGATCACATATTCATAGTGATCGTAATTGAGGTCATGTGTTTTGAGATTAACCGGCTTCCTGTAATTTTCCTGTGCCAAATTTGATCTCTGTGGTTAAACTTAATATTGTAACTGGTAAAGCCTGATCACTTGTAATGGTGATCTGTGGTGTTCTTGACCAACCACTCACACGCATTCTTTTTTGTCCTGTAAATGGTGTTATGGCTTGATTTAATAATTGATCATTGAGTGTTTGGAACGGTATTGTAACACCATCAATCTTACACGCTTCACTTTCGTGAAATTGTATTTCACACATGACCTTCCTCACTCGTTCTCCCAGCGTGGATAGATTGGCAGATGCCACCTGCACCGGTAATGTTTTCATGGTGGAAGTGTATCCATAACCTATCTGTGTGTCGCTGCTGGTCCTGGTCAATGTAAAATTACCTGCCGCGTTGACTGTGACATCAGGATGTACCAATCCATCTGCGACCACTTGCACTGTCTTGCCTTCCAATCCCACAGCACCTGTGAAACTGGATCCCGATATGTTGGTGGAATGATATCCATCTAGATACACAGCATCTTCTGTTAATTTTTCTAAAAATAATCCTGCATTTTGTGTGCTGCCATCATTGTCATATCTCTTGACCAATACATATAAAGAATCATTGACCTGTATCATGTCTTTAAAAAATCCATTAGTACTCCATTTCATCCAACCCACAACAGAATATTCTGTGTTGATACCCAGCACCCCCAGTGTGCCATCGGCATTTAAAACAAACACAAAGTTGTTGTTGATGTTGTCATAATTTTTTAAATAGACCAATTCTGTTGCTCCACTCAATATGTCATGATGCACAAGGTTATAATTTTTTGCTGAATAAGCATCTGTGTTGAAGTTATAAACGAAAGCGCGGCATTGTTTGCCACCTTTTTGCACAAACAACACTTCATTGTCCACAACTGCTGGTGTGGTCTTGCCCGATCCTATGCCATAGCGTGTTTGCTCTCGAATGATGATGTTGGTTGGTGTGACCGGTTCACCGCTCATGTCGAACTCACCATCTGATGTGAAAATGAACATGCTCTGTTGGCTCACCATGTGTCTTATAATGTTTAATTTGTTGCTGGCAATCGTGAATTGTATTGCAGCATCATCAGTGACCTCACCTGTTATGGTTGTGGTAGCACCTGTGGTAGTAACCAATCTTGTGTAAGGATCAAAATTAAAAAAATCTCCTGATTGTGATCCAAATATGGTTTGCGGTTTGTCCCTGCTGCCACCAAATATCAATCTGTTTTGATGGAATGTGACCGATCTTGGCCATCCACCACCGTATGCCGTGGATAGGTTGCTGAATGCCGTTACCTCCCACTCATGTGGATTGGCAGCCGCGGTCTCGACCAATTCATAGATCACATCTCCCACTGCCACCGTGCTGCTGCTGACAGATGTGATGTTTACTTGTCCACCATTAACATTTATTTTCATTCCTATGTGTCCATTTGGAAAACTTGCATTGATCCATTCGTATGGTCCCGCGGACAATGTCAACGTTATTCCGCTGCCTGTCTTTGCAGAAGGTGTCAGTGTCTGCGTGAAATCAAAATTGGCCATGGGATAGTGATCCAGTGTGAGTGTGGTACAGGTCCAATCTGTGGCCACGCTGCCTCGAATTAATTCAACAGGTTCCATGTTCGGATGCACCAATATCATCACATCATAACTCTGTGTGTATCTCACATCATCGATCATGCTGGTCGTGATGGGAAAAGTGTTACCATCCACACCATCTGTGATGGTGTCTATCCTCACATCATTGTAGTAGATGTGCATCTTGGCACTGCTGGATATGGTATTGTCAGCAGGCTCCAACACAATCACGTATTCCTGTCCATCTGAAAATTGGAAAGGCAGCAATCTGCTCTTGTCGTGGAATCCGGTCGTGGTCAGTGCGGTGCTGCCATCTGGTGTAGTGGATGAATCTGGGTTGGCTGATATGAACTTGAAACCCTTCCTCTTGGCTATGCCACCCTGTGGCAGACAGATAAAGTTTTCGCAGGTTTCTAATCCAGCTTTGTAGATGGGTGTTTCACCTCTACCAAACAAGTATGGTCCTACCTGTCCTTGGGTGAAGTTATTTTGTGTAAACTTCCTCGTGGCCATTAGTTACTGTGTCGCAATACTCCTGAACCCAACGGATCACCACCAAGATGAGCTTCTATCAATCTGCCCAATGGCATGATGTTGGTAGGTGGCTGCTCTTGACCATCCGCAATCCTTGCGGCTCTTAGTTTTAGGTTAAAATCATTTAATAATCTATCTGACAGAGTGCCAATGCCTGTGATGGCCTCATTGATCTCATAGGCCAATTTTGATACCAATGCTTCTGTGAAGAACACTGGAAAATATTGTTCATCTGTGTCTTCCACATATTCTAAATATAAAGGATCAGTATTGGAATAGATCTTTTGTCCTTCCACGTTGTAATCGATCACGCTCATGCCTTGATCATCAAACACACCTTTGATTCTTATGATGTCTCCCGGTAATGAATGTGCTTTGGTGTAACTGGCATCTGTGGGTGTTTCTGCCAATAGATTCAATATCTGTTTCTTGCCGGCAAAGTTCCAAAATGTGTAATACATCAAACCTTTTTTAACAGTTTCGTACATGGTGCTGCACACATTGGCCTCGTGTGTGCCCTCTGTGAATGATGCGATTGTGGTAGCACCGCATTTAACTAAAGCCTTGTTTGCTATGCTTACTTGTGTTTCTACGGTCATGGAATTCCTTTCGTTTATTTATACATAAAAAAAAAGACAGGCCCCCTTTCAGGAGCCTGCCTTGGAACTGAATAATTAAAAATTATTCTGTTACGTTAACGGTTACAACACCATCTGTGTCGATAACTGCTGCTCCACCTGACATGGTTCCTAAAACGATTGAAGATGCTTTTTGAGGCACGTAATCGATTCTAGTTGTGATGTCTTGTGCTAGAGCTAAACCTACTGCTTCTTTTTGCATCGCAAAGCAAGTTCTTACACCTGCTGTTGTTCCTGAACTAGAAAGTAGATTAGAGATAACAACTCTAAATCCGAATACAGAAGGAATAAAACCAGTTGCTAAAGCACCGTTGGCTATTTGTCCATCTGCTGCAGATACCAAGTTAGTATCAGTTAATAAGTCAGTCAACGCTGCTGGAGATATCACAAGCACTCTATCATTGGCTGGTACATCTAGAGAGTTTAATCTCTCGTGCACTAATAATAGGTTTGCTTTGGTTAATCCCGCAATGTTGAACGGTGACTGATCCGTTGTTGCGTTGGTGTTCAAAACATCAATGATTTCTTGATCCACTGCTCTTGACAATGCTGATGCGATTGCCGAAGCAAATGTTGCTCTCAAATCTATGTTCGTTTTGAACTGGTCTAAATCATCCACATATTCCGCAGAATGGAAATTGTTCAGAGTCGCTGTTACGATCGAGTTCTGAGCAGTACCACCTGTGTATGCACCTGGAGATGTTAAAGATTTAGAAGTGTCCGACATTGCTGTCAAGTCTTCAAATCTTGCCTTGTTTTTTATAGATCCACCTTTGGATAGTTTGTGGAACTTGTATGTTGATCCTGTAACGTTTCTTACAACTCTTACTGAATCAACAAGTTTAGATGACATCTGCTGGTATGCTTGTTTGACATCATCTGAGAACATGGTCACGAACGAATTCGATAACGATGTTCCCGCGTGTGTTACTAGAGACATTTTTAATGTTTCCTTTTCTTTGTTGTTTGTTTGTTATAATAAACGCTGGGAATTGTGTCTTTCGCTTTGGGGGTCCTGGGATTGTCCTTACTCGCTCAAACGTTCTTTGCTTGCCAATTTCAAGTGCTGGCCTCACTGCATGATCCACATGCTTTGATCGGGCCTTGCGGTTGTCCGACTGATTATTTATATGCCCGCATGAAATGCTCATCATGGGTTATTTGCAGTTGTGGGAAATGCTGCAGCAGTTCTTTTTCAAACCCCTTCCAGCGTGTGAGCGTGCTCTCGCACCATTCTAGGGTTTGGTTGCTGGCAGTGAGTCCCCGATCCGCATGAGCGGGTCCACCATCGAATCCGATCAGATGCAAACCAGTGAAGCCCAAGCGAGCGGCCAGTATCATGCACCACTCACCGCTCAACAGGAATCTATAGGTCTGTCCGGGCCATGCCTCAATGGCCTGCACGTTGTGTATGCCCCGCATGCGAGTGGCCGTGCTCCTGCGCACCCTGGGCACGAACACGGTGTGCACTCCATCCAGTGCCATCTGATGCAGTATCTCTGTGTCCTGTGCCACTAGGAAATGGGGCAGATGCTCTCTGTACACAGTGTTGGAGCCAAAGGTCACACCCTCGATGTTTTTTAAAATGTATTGCTTGCGGCTGGGACCATTGCCTATGATGGTGCAGCGCATGAGTTATCGCAGCAGCAGTATGGTTATGGTGGATAACACGGCAGCGATCACAGTGCCCGCAGTGCCGATCATCATGCGACTGTAGGATATCTTGAATGCGGTGAACTCCTCGCACAGCTTGGCAATGCTGGCCTCTATCTTGGTCAATCTGTCCTGCAGATGCTCGTAGCGCTCCGCGCAGAGATCCACGTGTGCCTCCAAATTTTCCCGTTCCAATTCGCTCATGTGACTATTTAATCTCAGAGAATCCACGCTCTCTATCTAAAAATTTATAATCCACAGCTTCCAATTCAAACTGCTGAAGCCATGGCATCACATCTGCCACTTGGAATGGGGCACAGCTATACAGATCCAGATGTATCACTGCGGGAGAAACCTCCTCCCAGCAATGGAAGGTTATGCTGGATGTCTCTATGATCACTGACCCCGACCATCCCCGATTGCCGGGCACTGCGCAGTATTTGACATTGGGTCCTTGCAATATTTTCATCCTGATCCTTTTAACCAGTGCGCGGAGCGCTTTGCGTAGATCAAAATCCCGCAACGGTGGTGCGGTGACCTGTGCACGGATCAGCAGATGATGGTGGATCAGAGTGGGCTGCATCGCTCCTATGACTTCCAACCCCGGAATCCTGATGCTCGCTTGCCAGTGCGTGGAGTGGATCGGAAGGTTGATTGAACCATGGGCTTGGTGCTGCGCTGGGCAGTGCGTTTGGGTCCGCTGTAGCTGGTAGTAAAACTGTGGGGAACGGTGGTGCCGGAAGGTGTCATCTTTTATTTATTTTTTTTTTATTTTTCCTGGGCAATCGCGGGACCGGTTTTAGAAATGGTGGCCGTGGATCATCACGCTTACCCACGTTACCAACATCCGGCATTTTTTTGGCCACCCCACAGCCCGCACGGCCCCCAGACCGGTTGACACTGTGCGCAAAGGTGCTATAATGTATGAACAACACAGAAAGGACACACGATGAAGAACTATAGAGTGACACTGGAAAAGACAAACCATGGTGAGATCACGGTGCGGGCACCATCCGCTGAAGCGGCACTGGCATGGGTGCGCAGCGAAGTGGACAACAGCTGGATCACGCGTGACAGTTCCATATGGAACGATGAGGACTACGCGGATGTGGAAGTGGGCTCCCGGGCATATGAGACCGAGGGTGAGACCGAGCATCGAGTGACCGTGGAATGGATGCGAGATCACTACGACATCACCGATGACCAGATCATGCAAGCCATACAGCAGCTGGTGCAAACCAAGCACACCATCGAACAAGCATAACCCCACACACGGCCCCAAAGCCGTGTGCGGCCTTATAAGGGGCCACACCTTGCCCAGACCGACCCACCACCACCACCGTGCCCCACCGCAGCCCAGAATGGGGATAGCGTATTACCACGGTGATCACACGGTAGCCCCACCACCCCAACCCTGATAACCAATCCCAATGGTGTCGAGGGTGCCTATGGTGTCACCAGGATCACACACGGTAAACCCAGGATGGCCCACAGTGATTGGGAGGAATTACCAATATTGGGCTCTTTAAAGGTGGCAGGCTGATTCAACCGCGGTGGCTGCTGTACTACCTTT